CCCAATTTTCTGCAAAACAAATTGGGGGGGGCAATTGGTATTACAAAAAAGCCCAAAAAATTTTAAAAATGAAAATTTTTGTATTACATAATTTTTTGTTTTTAAAATTTTGCAAAAAAAAATTAGATAGTTTTTAAAAATTGTTTTTTAAAATTTCATAGGAAAAAGCTATTATGAAAAAACCAGCCGAGTTACACGCAGTTGATGGCACACGCATGGTTCGCAAAACTGGTAAACCAGCGGCCATTCCAGCCGAGCTGAAAACCAGAATGCCATTTGCTGAATGGCACGACCATCCAGAGAAATTTGACAAAAAGCAATTTGTCAAAGAGGCATCAGACTTTTTGTTTGATGTTTATGGGATTGGGGATAACCAGAATCGACACACATTGGGGATGCTGGCCGACACCATGGAAATGTACGTCAGCTGCAATATGCAGCTCACAAACGACCAGCTGATGATTTGGCACAATGATGGCAAAACTGCAGCCATCAATCCATTGGTCAATATTAGGGCCAAGGCTTTGGAGCAATGCATTCGATTGATGGGTGAATTGGGGTTAACCCCCAAAGCCAGATTGTCTGGAAAGGCAACCAAAGAATCCAGTTCAATTGACACATTACTCAGAGGACCAAAAGCTGCATGAATTGGCAAGATGGAATTCTTTATGCAACACAGGTCAGCCGAGGTGAAATCAATGTTTGCCAGGATGTCAGACTGGCGTGCCAGCGATTTATCAATCAATATGAGAATAAGGATTGGGAATGGCTTTTTGATGAGGATTATCCTCAACACGTTTTAAATTTTGCAGCCACATTGAAACACACCAAGGGTCCCAATGCTGGCGATCCGATTTTGCTCGAGCCATTTCAGATTTTGTTGATTTGTGCCATTTATGGTTTCAGGTCCAAAAAGAATCGAACAAAAAGAATGGTCACCGATGTGATTTTGTTCATTCCAAGGAAAGCTGGCAAATCGACCATCACGGCCATTTTGGGTTTATATGAGCTGCAGTTTGGCGAGGCTGGACCAGAGGTGTTTACATTGGCCACCAACAGAGAACAGGCCACCATCGTTTTTGATTCGGCCAAAGGATTCATTGAGCATATGCCAACCGAATTGGCTGACAGATTCAATCCCAGCAAATATGAAGTTAAAAAAGCTGGAGACAGTCAATCGATGTTTAAGGCTTTGAGCCGAGACACAAAAAAGACAGGTGATGGTAAGAATCCCAGCTGCGTGATCATCGATGAGGCTGCACAGATTGTGGACAGGAATTCCATCGAAGTGCTGCACTCAGGTATGGTGGCCAGACAGAATCCATTGCGGATTTACATTACAACTGCGTCATTTACCAAAGACACCAAATTTTATGAGGATATGTCAATGTACCAATCCATGCTTTATGGAGAGGCAACAGACAATCCCAGATGGTTTGGGCTGCTTTATGCGTTGGATGCCAAAGACGATTGGCGTGATCCAGCGGTCTGGGCCAAGGCAAACCCAATGCATGGCATTTCAGTTTTTGAGGAAGCCATTGCTCAAAGAGCTGAGGAGGCCAAACACAAGCCAGCTGCACTCAATGAGTTTTTGTGCAAAACGCTGAACATTTTTGTGTCGGCTCAGAGTGCCTGGCTGGATCGGACATTTTGGGATGAGGCTGCACAAATTGAGGATGATCGAACACCAGAAGATGTGTTCATTGGATTTGACTTGGCAGCCACTCGAGATTTGAATGCAGTTTGCACATTAAAACGATATGGTGAGTTGGACTACAGGGCAGAATTTAAATTCTTTTTGCCAGAGGCTGGCTTGGAGTTGATTCCAAAGCATTATGCAGATATTTTTAGAGTGGCAGTCAAATCTGGCATTTTAAAAATTACTGAAGGCAATGTGATGGATGATCGAGAAGTGAGCGATTACATCAAGCAGCAATGTGAAAAATACAATGTCAAGGAAGTTGGTTACGATGCATACAATGCTGCAAGTTTGGTGGCCAGGCTGCATGAGGCTGGCATACCAGTCAAAAAAGTTGGTCAGGGCATGGGCGTGTTATCAAATCCATCGAAATATGTGGAGAAACTTATACTGAACAAGCAAATCAAGCATGATGGCAATCCATTTGTGGGATGGCAATTGTCAAACTGCGAGGTTTATGAGGATGTGAATGGCAACATTAAAGTGCGCAAAAATGAGGCAGACAAAGCAGCCAAAGTTGACGGCATTATTGCCATGATCATTGCAGCTCATTGCAGCTTAGATAATCCATATGCGTCAAGTTCGTTTGGATTTAGATCGTTTTAGTGATACTATGTGACCCAAATGGGGGAAAAACATGGGAATATTTGACTTTTTCAGAAGTAAAACGACCAAAGAATCTAATACATTATTTGGCCAAACGCAGCTGGGAAACCAGATTGTTCGCACCAATCAAAATGGCCAGCAAGGCTCTGCATTCCAGCTGCTTTATGTGACAACCAGCAGCGTCACAAACGCTGGTCGCATTGTCGATATGTCGGTGTTGTCGAGAAATTCGACAATTATGTCGTGCGTGGGAGTCAAAGCCAGAGCATTGGCCCAGTGCAGCGTAAACATCATGTGCAAGATGGATGATGGCACATTTGTTAATGCGCTGCAGTCAGACAAAGTTGGCAGCAGAGACAAAGCCAAAGCCAAGCAAGTGATGAATTTGCTGCAAGACCCAAACAACTTCCAAAACGCATATGAGTTTTGGTATCAGTGGTGTATGTGGCAAGATTTGGCTGGCGAATGTTTTACATTGTTGCTGAGAAAAGACAACAAAGACTCGATGCAAACCCCCATCGAGATGTACAACTTGGATGCCACATTGATCACAGTTCAGATGACCAATTTGAGGTATCCGAGCTATCGCATGAGCACACCAACATATGGTTTTAACATGGATGAGCCATTGCTGCCATACCAGGTGATCCATATTACTGAGGCAGCGTGGCAAGGTTCAGCTGGTTTTAACAAAGGCATTTTGGCCACTGAATTGGTGGCATTGGATACAGACATTGACTTGTATGCTAACTATGTAATGCAAAATGGTGCAAAACCAAGCGGATTGTTCAAGACTGATCAAGTCATTCCAGATGCCAAGTACAAAGAAATTGCAGCCAGGCTGAAAGAGGCTTGGGCATCGATGACTGGCTCAAAGCCCACCGACACCAGCAAGCCAGGCCAAGGAATGCTGCTTGATCAGGGCATGACATTTGAGACTGTGAAAATGTTGACTCTGCAAGATGCTGATGCTGCTAAATTAAAAGACCAAACTACCAAGCGAATTTGTGCATTGTTTGGAGTTCCATCGCAGCTGCTAGGCTTGGAAATGGGCAAATACAACAACACCCAAACTTTGCTCGATGAGTTTTACAAAACAACAATGTATCCGATGATTATCAACATCGAGCAAAAATTCACCAAGCAGCTGCTGCGTGGATACCCTAATCTTTGCATCAGATTTGACACCAAAGACTTTTTGAAAGGCGCAGCACTGGATCAAATGAATTTTGTGACCGCTGGTGTTTCAGCTGGAATATTCACACCCAATGAGGCCAGAGAATATTTGAATATGCCCAAAGTTGATGGGGGCGATCAATTGCCAGCTTTGGACCCAATGAATATTTCCAAAACCAATGTGCCAATCAGTGGCAAGCCAGTGGCCAAAATTGATCCAATTGCTGGGTCCAGTCCACAGGATACTGGTGGCGGTGGAGGCAGCACATCACCCAAGATGGCAATCAATACTGATAAATAATGAACAACACTAAAAAAATAATTCGGATTTTGTCTTCACAAGTCAAATCGAGTGGTGTTACACTACCGAAAACTGATGACAAAACCCATACAATATTACAAGATAATAATCAATCCATACACAATGGGGTAGTCAATGAAAAATTTGAGTCTAATTTGCGAGGCCAAAGTCAGCCTAAAAAAAGAGGCAGACCAAAAAGCAAATCCTAGTGGAAAAATTTCTGCACGAGTCACGACCTGGGGAGCCAGAGAAGGTGAAGACGGCAGAAAATTCAATTATCAGCCAGATGGATTCATGGAATGGGCCAATGAGTTTGCCAAAGCTGGCAATCCATTGCCAATGTTTTTGAATCACAACGACATGGGAATGCCAGTCGGTGAATGGAATGAATTCCAATTTGACAATGATGGCATGACCGCTGAAGGGAAATTGTTTCTCAGCACAGTCGGTGGCTCTGATCTCTACAATGTTTTAAAAGAATCCCCCAGCTTATTTGGTGGCGTTTCAGTCGGTGCATATGCCGATGAGGCCCAAATGGTTGATTCTGATGGTAATCCATGTGATGACGATGATGAAGAATCATATTTTCAAATCACCAAAGGTGGATTGCGTGAAGTATCAGTGGTGATGTACCCAAACAATCCCAAAGCTGAAGTGATGAATTTGGAATATTTTGATGGCAATGGCCATGCAAATCCAAGAGTGATCGAGAAAGCACTGCGTGATGCTGGGCTTTCAAGAAAAGATGCGACCACTGCATCTTCAATTCTGAAGAAAATACTCGAGAAACGTGATGTTTCTGAGGAAGTCATTCAGGAAACCCCAAAACCGAGCGAATCGGATGCGGTGGTCAACGAGGCCGATTCAATTCTGAAAGCCCTAGAGGAAAGAGAATTGTTGAAAGCACTTTCTAAGCGTCTTAAATAAGGAAATCATTATGTCAGTCGAAAAAATTTTGGAAAAAGTCGATGCCATCGAGGCATCAAATGTTGCAAAAATCGAGGAAGTAAAAGCCGAGACTCTTGCAAAAGTTGAAGAAATTTCTGTTGCAACCACAGAGAAATTGGCAGCCATCGAGGCCAAATTGTCTGAGATCAACACTGCACCATCCATCATCAAGCCATCCAAAACCATCAAGGGCGATGTCAATAAAATGGTGCGTGAGCAATTGTCCAAGTTTGTCAAAAAAGGCAAAATGGAAAAAGAAATCAAGTTGTTTGAGTCTGATGATCAGTATCAAGCATATTTGATGGAAAGTTCATCTTTGACAGGTGGCGGTTACAACGTTGGTGGACGTACTGCTTATGATCCAGTATTCCACACATTGCGTTTGATTAACCCCATGCGTGGTTTGTCTCGCAACGTGACAACTGAAGGCTCTACCTATCAGTTCAGAGCTAAAGTTGGAAATGCTGGTGCAACATGGGGCTATTCCATTCAAAACAATGGTTCAGCAACAACTGAAAACACCAACATTTGGCAATTGGTATTGCAAGATTTGAACGTGCAATTCCCTATCCGTACTGCTGCACTCGATGACATCGATGGTTTAGAAGCCAACGTTGTTGACGATATGTTGATGGAATTCAGCCAAGTTGAGGGTCAATCAATGATCCAAAATAACGACCAAACTGACACTCCCAATACATATGGTGGTACACAAGGTTTGCGTGGTTTGAATCAATATGCAAACAATGGCGCAGCTGGCACATACACTGGTGGAGCAATCACAACTGCTGCATTCGGTTCATCAGGCATTTCCACTAGCAATGGCTTGAACAGTTTGGCAGTTTATGATCAGTTGACAACAAACGGCAACACTGTTGGTGCAGCCAATGTGACATATACCGATGTGATCAACTTCATCTATGCATTGCCACAACAATACTGGACACCAACTGCTAAGTTTTTGGTGAATCCTTTCATGTTGGGACAAATCAGAGGCTTGAAAGATTCCAACGGCACACCAATTTTCGAGCGTATGCATCCCTTGGACAATGGCCCTGGCACTGGTATTGTTGGTACATTGCTTGGCTTTGATGTTGTGGTTAACAAGTATCTTGATAATCCCTCACAAACAACCACTGCATCAGCTGGTACATTGAACAAGTTCCCAATGTATTTTGGAGATTTCCAACGCGGCCATACAATCGTAGACAGGTTGAACATGGTTTTGCGTAGATACGATCAGACATTGCCTGGATACATCACATTCTTCGGTGAGAAGCGTTTGGCTGCATCCAATGTCGATCCTTTCTCTATCATTGCCTATCGTTCAACTGCTACTGCAGCAAACTAAAAGAGTGGGGGCATTTGCCCCCACCTTTTTTTCATTTTATTTTTTTGGATTTATTTATGAGCACAAACATCATTCTTGAGGCCATTCAAAAATCACTGAACAAGCAAAAGCGTGTGACAGTTAATTTGAAAGAGGCATCAGCACTCACTGGCTCAGGCTCTGGTGTCGGTGGTCGAGTTATTTATGACGATGCATTTGCTGCATTGCGTTTGTATAACCCTTTGAGAGCAGCTGGTGCAAGGGAAATCAAATCGATCGGATCAGATGAGGCTTTTGTGGTCAAGACTGGTAATGTTACCAATCCCACAAACCCATGGGGCTACACATTCACACCCAATGTGGGCACACCAAACGAGGCAATTTCTTTTTGGCAATTGCCAATGAGAGCCATTGCAGCTCAAGTCCCAGTGCGTACTGCGGTTTTGAGTGATGTAAATGCATTAAATGAAACAATCATTGAAGACGTTATGCTTGAGTTTTCTCAGCAAGAGTCACTTTCAATGATGCTGAACAATGACCAGTCTGGAACAACCACCACCACTTATGGTGGCACATTGGGATTGCGTGGCTTGAATAGTTACACCAGCGGATCAACTGCAGCATTTGGCACAAATGGTTCAGCGATCACAAACGGAATTCACACAGTATTGACAGTGACTGCAACCACTGGCGGTGCCATTGCTTACAACGACATTGCTGCATTGAATGCTGCATTGCCCCCCCAATACTACAATGACCCCACTTGCGCATGGATGATGCATCCTAGCACAATTGATTATTTGAGGACTTTGAGAGATTCATCAGGTATGCCATTATTCTTGGAAATTGGTGACAAAGATGGATATTCAATTGGCAATATCTTTGGCCATCCAGTAATTCCCAATACATACATGGATGAAATTGGTTCAGGCAAACTGCCAGTTTATTTGGCAGCTTGGGGCAGATTTATGACCATTGTGGACAATGAAGAAATGTCATTCCAGTGGTTTGAGCAAACTGCACCAGGCTTTTTGACACTCTTTGCTGAAAAGCGTGTTTGCAGCACAATTCGAGATGTATTTGGTGGCGTGAGACTTTCAACTTAAAGGCTCAAAATGGCTCTGGACAGTTACACCAATGGCCCATTTTTGGGCACAAATAGAAATCCATTTTCT